TATTAAGACTGATAAAAATCAGGAGGAAGAAGAAAAGAAACGCAAGAAAAGAATAGAAGACCTAAAAGAATTTTCAATTAACATGGTGCAGCTTGCATCTGATACTGTTTTTCAGGTTTTAACTGCTAACGTTAATGCTTACATTGATAGTTTAGACAAAGCGATTGATAAAAGCAAATCAGCATTAGATGAAATTAGAGCTAACAGCGAAAACTACAATGCTCAACAGTTAGAAATAGAAAAAGAACGTCTTGAAAAGTTAGAAAACGAAAGGGCAAAAGCTGTTGAACGTGAAAAAACATTAGGGCAAATACAAGTAGCAATTAACGCTGCTATTGCTATTTCTAAGGCTGCATCTGAAACAGGCGGATTTGGTGCTGCATTTGCTATTGCAGCGACACTTGCCTCACTAATAGCAGGTTTTGCACAGGCGAGAGTAGCAGCTGGCAATGCATTCTTTGAGGGTTCGGAATATGTAAACAGGGGGAACAATCCACGTGGTCGTGATACAATCCCTGCAATGCTTAACGAGGGCGAACGTGTTATTACAACCGATACTAATAATAAATATTGGGATGTGCTTTCAGCAGTTCACAAAAACAGAATACCTGCCGATGTGCTAAATAGCTTTGCTAATGCTTATCAGGCAGGCGGATTAAAAGCTGCATTAGGAGCATTTGGAGAAAACGTTAGTCTTAGTTCCGAACTTGGGAACAAATCTATTTTTGTTAATGTAGCGCAAACTTATCAGGGTATGGAAAACAGATTAGAACGTATCGAAGCGGTGCTGACTGACTTACCTAAATATATGCCGAGAACGGTTGTAAGTGCAAATGCAAACGGCATATTTAAAATAGTAGAACAAAGACAAAGACGCAAAAATTTTTCATCTAACTGGTCAAAATAAAAAAGCTATGCCAATCAAAAAATGCAATCCCGGAGATAACAAATGTATTTCAAAAGTAATTAAGCAGTTAGTAGCTGAAGGATACCCACAGCAGCAGGCAGTTGCCATTGCTTTAAATACGGTTAAGAAATGATAAAACAGATTGTTATTATTGCTGTGTCGCTTAGTATTGCTGTTTATGTTTTATGTTATGTCTATATAAACACATCAAATAAATTACATAGGCAACTACTTAAAAATGAGCAGCGAACACGTGACAGTTTGTCGCAAATATATGCTAAATTTGCGACAAAATCAGATAGCTTACAGGCACATATTGACAGCATGAACATTGATTTAAACAATCAAATAAAATATTTCAGATATGATTTATCCCGAATTAAGATTATTAAAGTACCGATTGTTAATTATAATAACGTTTCTGACACTATGCTCATTAGCCGCCTCTTGTCAGATTACAAAGGTCGATAGTGGTTTTTTTATAACTCGTGATTATGCTGAATACATAGCAACTAAGTTTGATAGTTTAGATGCTTATAAGTTAGCGCACAAAGAATGTATTTCAAAAGTTTATAATTGTGATAGCTTATTAAACAAATCTGAAATGCTTATAAAGTCGCTAAATGACAAATATTTTATACAATCTGAAATGTTATTGCTCAAAGATGCAATGATAAAAAGCTATGAAAGAACGCAAGTAATAAATGTAGATATTCAAAAGCAGTTAACAAGTCAAAAGCGTATAAAAAAGGCGTGGAAAATAACAGCAATATCATTTTTTTCGCTTAGCGTGGCATCAATAATATACATCGCAATATGAATGGTTTACTAATATTTTTTGATGGCATTCCTCAAGACCTTGACAATTTCAATGGTACCGAATCAGCAAGTTTTGTATTTAGACGCAAAGACGAACAGGGCGATTCTGCTTTTTCGTTTGCCCCTGAATTGACCGTAGTAGGTTCGACTTATGATTATATCAAACAGCAAATAATAAACGCTGTAAATCCAAACATTGCAGGCATTGAAGTATTAGTTTATGATACATGTTGTTTGAATAGTGATGGAACAAACAGGCTATTATTTACAGGCAAAATTGAGGGCGGTTCGGTTCGTTGGTGTACCTTTCCAACATGTGAGGCACAAGTTACAATAGTTGATAATAGTCAGGATGCGCTGGCTATTAGGTGTTTGAAGGAGCATTTTCCGTGGAGCGATATAAATGGTTATGATGTATTTAGAGTAGCGCCTTGGATGTATTATTGCAATGACCCAAAGCCAGCAGCAATACAAGAAGCTATAATGATTTTAGGCATATTTGTTTTTATAGTTGGTACACCTATTTTTGCATTATTACAGTTAGGTAATATTATAGCTGGCAATGGACAAAATATATTTGAAGACTTGACAAATTTAATAGTTGGTTGTGGCCGTAGGCATTTAACACCTTATTTAGATAGTCAATTTAAAAATTTATGCCAATTATGTAATATAGGCTATCAGTCAAGTTTATTTGATGTAGGCGGTTATTATCATAACACAGTTAGATTAGATGCTGCTTATGTACCGGGTATTAGGGCATATCCTTGGGAAACATTTGGTGAAAGAGTATATAATTTAGATAATAAACCAAACTTAAACGGCATTCAATTTTTAGATGAACTAAAACAATTAAATATAGATTGGCGTGTTGTTAATGGTGTATTGCAGATTGAACGCAAAGATTATTTTGCAGGCGTTGAATGGTTTAATACTTCAAACTTACAACCTGACCAGCTGCTATCTATTTGTTATGAATCTTTGGCAGAAAGACCTGCAAGCTATGCTGAATATGAATATAGTTTAGATGGTGTTGACAATTCAGGCGATGAAGTAAGGCGTAAATGGGTAGATAGAGTCATAGATTGGAACGGCTCAAACAATCCTCAACAATTAGGTTTATTTAGTAAAAAACTATTGTATGGTGCAGCACAGTTTCGTGATGATTGGGCAGCACCTGACATAAATCCTATTGATAAGACTTTTTATACTACGTTTTATCCATTAGCACAAGATGCTGAAAACAGATGGGCAATGTATATAAGTAAAGGAGTTTTGACTTATCCAAAACTTATAAATTTACAAAGTGTTATAGGTCAAAATTTAAATAATGCAAATTTTAGCAGAGGTTATGGAGTTCCTGATTTAATACCAATGTCAAACGGCAAATTTTTATTTAACTACCGCTGGCATATCAAAGAAAATCCAATAGTAGCTGCTAATGGCCAAAGCTATGATACTGCCTATCAAAAACTATTTTACATTGATGACCCACGTTTAACAACTGTTAAAACTCGCAAAGTTACCATATCAGTAACAGCTGACTGCGATTTATTAGATACTTTGGATGTTGACAAATATATTACAACTGAACAAGGGCAGGTTCAAATTACTGAAATAACATACGATACAAATAATAATTCATTAACTATTCAAGGCTTAATTTAATGTCTTATACTTACAATAATATACAAATTGACCATATAGATATCAGCGGAACTGTAATTGATAACATAGCAACGTTTACTGCGTTAACAATACCCAGTACAGCTATCGAAGGCTTTGCCATTGGTAATAAAATACGTTTGACGCTAACAATAGATAGCACAGGCGCAAATAGTTTTTTGAATAAATTTGTTAGGTTTAATCCTGCGCTGTTTACTATAAACAATACTATAAGCGGCTTTAGCTTTGGTTATGAAACACCGAACCCATTAAGCGCAACACCACAGCAAGCCTTTTTAAACTTTTCGGCACCATACTTAGACAATATCTATTGTGAAATGTCAATGAGTGCCGCTCCACACAATACATGTACAATAGTATTTGAATTTTACGTTACACAGGATGTTTTAGACTATTTACAAAATACACTTAGTGCGCAAAATACAAAACGTTTTTTAAGTTCAAGAGGTCAGGGCATTGACTTACAAAATTTATATCAATCTGTTTACAGTACATTTACAAGGTCAATAGGTATTATTGCAACTGTTTTTGATTATTCAGGTTTTAATCTTGCAGTTTTTACTCCGACAGGAAATAGATTTTTACGTTTGCCAGTTGCTGCACGTTGGTATAATTCTGATGTTAGTGGGGACACCACAGGCATGCGATATATTAAAGAACTTGAAATAACCTCTGCTTCACAAATAGCAGCTGGTTTAAATGCTTTAACAGATGCAACGGCTATAAGTGCGCAAATAAATCAGGCTGCTATTGCTAACGGTATGTTTACGGTTGTAAATAATCAGTTGGCAGTTGGTGAGAATAATTCAGTTAGAATATTGTTAAGGGGTGATGCTTATGTAGGTTCTGCAAATAATCCACCAATTACAGATGTTCGCATTTTGCTTTTTAGAATTGATAATGCAACAAATACGGCTGATTTTGTTACTGATTTATCATTAGCTGATGCTTTGATACCACAGGCAACACCAGGCAGCGGTCAATTAGATGGGGCAATTTATACGCCATCGGATTGGTTTGAAAACGTGCCAGCAGCAGATGACATTGAAGTACAATTTACTATTAACGGCTCAATGCTAACTTTAAACGGTCAGTATTACATTGTTGTAAACATTCATGATGCTGTTAATCCCGATCAAGTAACTTCACATATTTCGCCTTTACTTACAGCTACATACACGCCGCCTGCAATACCAACAATTACAGGCTATCTTAGCACATACAATACTGAATATAGTGGTAACGAATTAACCATTGCGCCACATCAACGTATAAAAGCACGTTTAAGTATTGATAAATCAAGCTATGTAACTGCATTAAATGCTATCGGTTTAGTTGGTAGTTTTGATGCAAGTTTAGCTGGCATAATTTGTAAACTTACAAACGTTTCAGGTGTTGTAAACCAAGTGCAGGGATTTTTGCCAAATGGAATTGTAACTAATGACATGGAAATAGTTACTAATAATTCAACTGATTTAGTTTTAGATTGCATTTTTAGAATAGCCGAAGAATATGCAGGCACATCAACTGAAATAACGTGGACAATTAGTTTAAATCAGGTGACTACAATTTCGGGTACAACTCAACTAACGCAAATAGATTATGTTCAAAAGTTAGATGTCGATGTTTTTGAAAATGACAATTTGACACCTAATTTATTAAACGTTAGATTCTACGAACTTGAAGAATATTTGTTAGGCAATAAAATTGAAATAGTAGATTTGTGCGATGCTAATCAAATTATAGCTGAAGTTGAAAAAGACCCATTATTTACAGGTTCGATTAACTTAGTAGCTACAATTTACCCTGCAAGTGAAACAGGCGACACAAATGTAGCAGCTATTGAAGAAGAAGAAGATTGGGCACCAGTTACAATTCAAATGCAACAGCTTGTTAGTGGTAAACTTGACAATGTAGAAGCATCATTTGGTGGTGATGACTTTGCGACATTTAGAATAAACACACAGCAACTTACGCAAGGTCAAAGATATTGGGTTACTGCAATAGCATTTCAGCAAGTTCCTGACTATTGCCCAATTGGATTGATTGCGCTTACAACAACATCAACACAAAGAAGTTTAACAGCTATACCCGGCTGGAATATAACAGGCAATCCAACTGCCGTAATTGCTGAAATTATTGCACATCCTGATTATGTACCGGGCACAATTAACATAGTTCAAAATAACTTTACTGATTATTTAGGTACACCTGTTGGCAGTGCATCCTATGTAGGTAATGTTGTAACAGTTATAAAAATAAATATTGCAGTTGGAACAGCTTATTATAATTTAATAATTGATGCACAGTTTGACCCGGGTACAGGGCCGCACACAATTAGACATACATTAACTATGGCTGTTCCATTGCCACCTGCTAATGTTCCACCTAATGTAACTTTTGATAATTCTTACATTTGTACTGACTTAGGGTAACAAAAAAATAAAAAAATTATAAAATATTTATAATAAAATAAAGATATTTTTGTAAATATATATGCTTATACAATATCCAATTACATACGTTCCTGAAATTAGTAGAACTTACGCATTTAGGCAGGCTGTTCCTATTAGGTATGCTTGTCCTACATTGCCACCTAATTTTATGACATCAGAAACAGATGCTTGGAATTGTAATCTTTGCGGTTCGGATAATATGTTTTATATTCCTTATGTTCAGGGCGATATTATACCATTTCAAACGCAATTTGCTGACAATTATAACCAACCTAACAGCGTTTTAGGTTATGGGTTTATAAGTAACTTTGCAAGTGATGGATATATTAAAGTTTATTTGTATGATTGTTGCAATTCACTTATAAGTGAATTTATTGATGAGTTTTCAGAATCTTTTCATGTAGCATTTAGTACAGGAACTGGAAGTCTTCAAACTTGGTTTGTTAATACAGGTTTATTTCCTACGGGTTTAAATTGTTTTAGGCTTAAAATTGAATACTATAAAAATCAGTTAGACCCTGAATTAGATTTTACAATTTGGACTGAATATTACAAAGCTGTTGAGGGTTGCGGTAGTTTGAATGATACTGCACTAATTCAGTCAAGTTATTCAGATTATGATTGTAATGGCAATTATTACAATGCTATTACTAACTATTTAGGAACTGATAACACGCCGTTTTACAATTCGCTTAGAATATTTGGAACAGTTGAGTTTTTTGGTGATACTGAAAGTGTAACTGAAAATGATAGAAACGTAGTAATAAGTAAAGATATAACAGAAAATTACGGTATTATTTCGGGCGCAGTGCCGCCATTTTACATTAAGTTACTTCAACAAGCTGTGAGAGGCAATAATGTAACGGTAAATGGTGTGCAATATCAAAACTTTAGATATGATTCTAAGCCTGATGATAACCGAATGTTTTTGTTAGATTTGTCATTTGACAAAAGATGTCGAATAGATAATAAACAATGTAGATGAGGTCGATATTCATTTAACATTAAAAATTAAAAAAATGCAAAATAATTTTCAATTCATTAAAGGGTTTTTAGGTGCTTTTGGCGTTTGTCCGCCATGCATTGATGATGAAAACGTACCTAACTACCTTTGTGACCCTTGCGATTCAACTGTTTATTCAGGTGGTATTGCAGGCTGGTTTGCTAAAAAATGCTCTTATGAGTTTGATGACATTACTGATTCTGCTGAATGGGAAACAGCTATTGCAAACAAAGATGTTTTTGGCCGTGTGAACGGTAGCCGTATTAGTGGCGGTCTTCCTGCACCTGAATTTACAACTAAAAAGCGTGGTAGCTGCGGACAAGAGGAGGTAGTAAAACAAAGCCGTGTCGTATCATTAACTGATGCTGAAAACGATAATGATTTTACTATTGATAGCTTGTATAATTTCTTAGCTATTCCCGCAAATGCTTCGGGCTATGAGTTCGGTTTCATAACTTGTGACGGCCGTTTCTTAGGTTGGTATTCAAACGTTACTGTAAGACCGTTTTATCAGATTGCTGAAACTGATGAAGACGATGCCTATTGGACTATCGAATTTAGATACAATGAGCAACTTGGAACGTTCACACAGCAACAATTAACATTCTTGCTTACTCAGTCTTATAATGTTTGTTGGGTTGTTAGTATTGCATTAACATCTGCACTTGATGCTACAACTGTTATTGATGGAAATACTTTGCAATTTACTGCAACTGTTAGCCCAACTAATGCAACTGATACAAGTGTTACTTGGGCTGTAATACCCGGAACAGGAACTGCAACCATTGACAGTAACGGTTTATTAACTGCTACGAGTCCCGGTACAATTACTGTTACTGCAACAGCTAATGATGCTTCAGGTGTTGGTGCTGGAATGTCAATTACTGTATTACCATAGTACTTATAAGGGCAGTCTGCAATATGGCTGCCCTACTTAAAAATCAATAGAATGAATTTAGAACAATTTAACGAATTTCTTAATTCTGTAAATGCGACAATACTCAATCCACCTATGCATCCATTCAAAGCAGATTGGAAGCGTATATATGAAAGTATTAAGCCACATTTTTACGGAGAAGTGCCGCCAGCGTTGGACACAGCTTTTCCAAATGAAGATGAGCAGATTTTGCAGTATAGAAAAAATACGTATCAACCTAAGACCGAAAGCCCTTTAGTAAAAGCTATTACTGAATTGCATAGGTTGTTAAGTTCTGCAAAGCATTCTGTTAGATTTGAAAATATGGGCATGCAGCAATTTGCAGACAATCAAAAGTTTGGTGAAAGTAATTTGCAGTCTTTTATATTTTCTGTTTTTATTCCTAATCGTGTTTTAGACCCGAACGCTGTTTTACTTATCGAACCGAAAGGCGAAGGATTGGAAAATGATGCTATAAGGGTTAATGTAGATATGAAAGTTATTCAGTCTGACAGGATTATTTTTAATGACCCTGAATATAGACTACTAATATATAAAGGCATATCAAAAAATAAATATGCAAACTTAGGTATTGAAAATCCGCTTTACTATCATATTGTTACCGATATGTTTTATGCACAAGCGAGAAGCTACGGTGACAAAACAATGTTTGAGGTTATTTATGAACATAACAGCGGCATAATGCCATGGGTAACTTTAGGTGGTCGTGTTGTTCCAAAGTACGATATTTATGGCAATACGTTTAAAATTTACAAGTCTGATTTTAGCCCTGCGATACCGTATCTTAATGATGCTGCTATTTTTGACAATCAGCACAAATCGGTTATGCTTGCGACTTGCTTTCCTATTAAATTTGTTGAAGGTGTTGATTGTAATTCATGTAATGGCGTTGGCCGTGTTGTTGACCCTACAAACTATGATAATAGCATAACTTGTAGAACGTGTCATGGTCATGGTAAGACTTTAAGTGTAACGCCTTTGGCAGCTTATAACTTAAATCCTACTACATCTAAATTTGGAGATAGCGATAAACAGCAAGTAGAACCTATACGCTATTATTCTCCTGATGTTTCGACTATTCAAGAAACAAATAAAATAGCTGATTCAAGTTTAGCAAAAGCCGAACAAGTATTAAATATCAACCGTTCGCTTAAAGCTGCACAATCGGGTGTGGCAAAAGAATTAGACAGAGAACCTGAATATATTGAAGTTGGTAAAATATCAGATGATGTTTACGCGCGTTATAAGGATGTTTTAAAAATCATTCAGGCTATTGTATTTTTAGATACTGAAAGCAATATTTTTGTAAATCCACCAATTAGTTTTGACCTTAAAACCGAAACTGAACTAATGTCTGAATTTGCAGCATCTCAGCAAGGTTTACCGACTGCTATTAGATACGAATCTTATATTAGCTATATTGACCGACGTTATAATTCAGATGCAATAGCTAAACAGATAGCAACTATTTGCGCAATGTATAATAGTGCTTATCTTTACACAGTTGATGAACGTGTCAATTTGTTAGCTTCGGGACAAATAACAGCAAACGATGCAATTAGTGCCCAATTTGTTTTTGATGCAGTTACCGAGCTTTATTACGATGAAGGCTTTGACATTATGTCTAATGATTACACAGCTATTAAAGAAGCTATTGATGAAAAGTTAGCACCAAGATTTGATGCCGTTGCAAGTAATGTAGTTCCTGAAGTTAATATGGATGAGTTTAATAACTCGGATAATAACGACGAAGATAATAACGACGATAACGACGAAGATAATAGCTAATGGACTTAAACAAACCCGAAAGAATTAACGACAAAGCACTTGAAATTTTACAAAAACGGTTTGACAAAGTAGAGCCTAAATTTGTAAAACAGGTTGTCGATTGGGTTGAAAAATTTAGAACTACATCGGGCAATTTAGTTAGGTCAAAGGATAATTTAGCTCGTTTAGGTTCTTTTAAAACTGCTATAAATAGGTTCTTAGAAAAGGCTGGATATAACTTAATGGTTTCAGGGTTTTTAGAAAACTTTGACGAAATAGGCGCAAATACACAGCTTGTACAACAAGAACTAAACGGTATTGATATAACAAAAAGTTTTTTGAATCCATTTAAACGCTATGCTGTTAATAATGTTATTGCTGCAATGCAAGGGCAAGGATTAAATACTGATTTAATAAACCCTATAAAGAATGAACTACTAATTGCAGTAAATCAGGGCAGCAGTTTAAAAGATGTTGTCGCTTCAATAGCAGGACAATTAACTACTACGGAAGCAAGGCAGGGCGTTTTAAAACGTATTAGTTTGCAGGCTTCAAGAGATGCATTACTGCAATACGATGGCATAGTTAATGAAGCGGTTAGAAAATCTTATAAAATGGATGCTTTGTTATATGTTGGTTCTATTGTTAAGGATAGCAGATTGCAATGTGAGGAATGGGTCAAATATGATAAAAATGGTAAAATTGGTTTAATATTATTTGAAGAGTTAGAACAGCAAATTAAGTTTGCAGAAAACGAAGGCACAGGCATGATACCAAATACAACGCCTGAAAACTTTTGCCAAAATCGTGGCGGTTATAATTGTAGGCATATCGCTTACCCGGTAAGGTCACAGAATTATCAGAAAAAATAAAACACTATGTTAGTCATTAAAGCAAAACACAAAACAACACTAACTGAATATCAGTTTACACCAGCGCAATGGTACGAAGCGCAGCAGACAGGCAATTATAATTATTTAGGAACTATTCATGTAGCCGATCCAATACAACCTTTACAACAAAAAAACGTAACTGCTAAACGTGGTTGCGGATGCGCTAACAAAAATAAAAAATAATGCTATGCCAAGATTTGCCGAGTTTATTATTATGTTGGAAGATGTAACCGAAGAAAAAAGCATCAAAGAATTGCAAGATGAATTTGATGAAGCTGTTAAAAATGAAAATTATATTGAAGCGCAAAAACTTAAACAACAAATTTCAGAGCGCATAATTGAGGGCGTAGATGAAACTGAAATAATAAATGAATGTGAGGAAACTTGCGTAATAGATTTAGATGAAGTAGCAGCGTTTTATCAGTCATTTTATGTCGATACAAAAGAACGATTTACAAAGGTTATACTTAAAGGAGGTTATGAAATACCAATACAAATCACAATAGAAGACTTTA